TAACACCCCCCTGTAAGAAATATATATTTATCTCTCTGGGGTAGGGGGAATACACCCCCATCTCTCACTCTGCTATTCTCTCCCCCTATAGTCCCCCTCTCCTTCCCTCTCTCTCCCTGCCCCCGCTGCCGCTGCTGCCGCCCCGCATACAAAGAGAAAAGCGCCGGGGGTGTTATCCCTCGACGCTCTGTCGCTCGTTACAGCTTGTCCCGGATGGCCTCAATGATCCAGGCGTTGACGCTCTGGCCTGCGGCGGCTGCTGCCGCTCTGATCTGGGCCTTGGTTGGTGGCTCTGTCTTACTCGTCATTACCACGATGCGCTCTTGATTTTCTTTCTGCCATATATTCCGCCGATCTGGCTTTCTTTCCTCCATTATTTCACCGCCTTTCTTGCCATACATTATACAAAATCGCCGCAAATCATGTCCATGACAAAAATGCACAAAATGTCATGGCAATGATTGTTGATTTTGCCTGCTTGACAGCGTCATGGAAATGACGTATGATTAGGCCAACAAAAGCAAACACGACAACGCCACAGGCCGACAGGCCGGAAAGGATTACAAAATGACTGCTTACTTTATCAACTGCAAGAACCTGGACGAACTGAAGAAGGCTTACAAGGCCGCCGCCATGAAGAACCACCCCGACAAAGGCGGAGACACCGCCACCATGCAGGCTATCAACGCCGAGTATTCCGCCCGGTTTGAGGTCCTGAAGCGCAGCCAGAATGAGCAGGCCGCCGAGGACCCCACCGGCAAGACCTACGCCACCACCGAGAACGCCGCCGACTTTATCGAGATCATCAATGTGCTGCTGCATCTGGACGGCCTGAGCGTTGAGTTGTGCGGGCGCTGGCTCTGGATCGGCGGCAACACCAAGGAGCACAAAGAAGCCCTGAAGGCTGCCGGGTGCCGGTGGTCCTCCACTAAGAAGCTATGGAGTTGGCACTTTGCCGAAGAGGGCCAGCGCTGGCACAAGGGCACCAAGACCATGGCAGAGATCCGCAGCAAGTACGGCAGCACAACCTTTGCCCGTTCCACCACCTCCGACGCGCTCCCGGCTTGACCGGGGCGCGCCACCACCAGAAAGGAGAATGAACCATGATCCAGATCAAAAATATTTTCGATAGCCTACGCGACGATGTTTTAAGCGGCAAAATGACGCTGAAGGAAGCCGCCGTGGAGCTTTACAGAAGCGGATGCACGAACTTCATCGACGAGGAAGCCACCCGCCGCCGGTTACATTTGGCCGACTGACACAACCGCCCGCCCCGGAGGTCACGAGGGCAGAAGGGACCCATATATGAGCTATCTTGATCTATTCCAGCGCTACGGCAGCCCCAGCCGCGAAGCAGAAATACGGCTGACCGCCTATCTGCTCCGGCCCGACGTCCTGACCGCCGACCGCATCAAGTCCAACGATGACAGCGCCGCCCGGATGATTGCCCGGTGTAACGAGCTGATCGACCAACTGACCGAATACCGCGCAGCCCTGGCGGAGCGATACGCCGCCCTTGCAACTGCCGCCTACCGTGACCGGCTGGAGCTGACCCGGGACCCCGGTTACAGGGGCAAGCCGGTAATCTACTTTGTGCGGATCGTCCGCACTTATGAGGACGGCACCACGGAGCGCGTTTTGGACGAGAAATATTTCGGCACGGAGCGCCGGAAAGCCTTTGCCCGGTTCGCAGAGCTGAAGCACCAGCGCCCCGGCATTGAGACCATGCAGGACACCGACAAGCGCAGCTGGGAGCGTTGACAGCCCCCGCCCCGCATGATAAAATCAGATTATTGGATGCCCCGGCCCCACCGGGAGAAAGGGAATGAAAACATGGAACACATCATCACTTTGGCGATCCACGCCGCACAGCGTCCCGACCCTGATGCCACGGAGCACAACCCCGCGAAAGTCTATGATGGTTTCGCGGCTGTTAGCTCTACCAGTACCCGCCCGGAGGGCCCCACCGCCGGAAACGAGATGATTGCGTCCGGCTGGACAGTCTACCAGGAGACCAGCCGCCGCCAGTTGGTCAAGATTGAGCTGCCGGAGGGTGTCGAGGCGTCCCCCTATACCGTGGGCGGCATTAAGCTATACGGCCTCCATGCGTCCGTTGCTGCGGGCCGTGCTGCCCGTGATGGCATGGGCTCTGCCGTGTATGTCTATGTCCGTACTCCGGCCAGCGTCCACGATGCCGGCCGCGACGAGGCCGCATTTGCGGCGGCGATCAAGTCCGGCGTGGTACTCTCTGTCCCGCAGGAGGACGGGACCCGGGGAGAAATCCTTGTGAACGTCCTGGCCATCAGTCCCGTTTTTACGGACCGTGTTCCCTCTGACTGGGCATCGCAACTTTCCGCCCAGATTGACCGCGAGTTCGGCAAGAAATAAGCAGACGCAAAAAGACCGACTCCCGAACACCGGGAGCCGGTCTTTTTTAACGTTCACAGTACCTTCACAGTATAACAGCAATCCCTTGCCATTCCTCAAAAAGTCTTACAAAAGTTTTAAATTTTCGCGATTTTCTCTAAATTCCACTCGCTGACACCGTGCGCCACCAAAGTCTTTGTTTTCAACGCCTTCGGCCTCTTTAGGCCTTGCCTGATAGTGTCACATGATGTTGTCGGGATCATGCCCCAACTTCACAGTAACTTCACAGTTGGAAGCCCACTTTTCACCGAAAAGTTCACACGAAAGTGTTTTTACTTTACAGCTTCAAAATACGCCGTCAGCTTTTCGGCTGCCGTCTGCCTCCGGTCCTGCCGCAGATGGGTATAAACCGCCTCCACCACGTCCGGCGTATCGCCCAGCAAGCCAGCCGCCTGTCTGGGGTCAAGCCCCGCCTCATAGCAGATCGTCGCAAAGCTGTGCCGGAAACAGTGCGGCGTGATGGGGAACGTCTCCACCGTCTCGCCGTTTTCGCCCTGCTGGATCTCGTTCAGCCCCACATCCCGGCAGTAATGCCGCCACTCTCTTGTGATCTCATGGGGCCGCATATAGCCTCCATCATCCCCCGGAAACAGCAGCCCGATCCGGTTTTTCGGCAGCGCCTCCGCCAGAGGCGGAAGCAGGGGAATGTCCCGCAGACCGTTCTCCGACTTTAGGTGATTCTCCAACACCGGTGTACCTGTGGCGTAGCTAACCTTCTTGGTGATGTGGATGACCCCGGCTTTTCGGTCGATGTCGCGGTACGTCAGCGCCAGCGCCTCACCCCGGCGGCATCCGGTGTACAACAACAGATAGCCAAACAGCCACCAGCGCGCCGCCTTTGTCAGCCCCGCCGCTTTCACGGCCTCCTCCTGCTCCTCCGTTAGCGCCTCCCGCTTTTTGCAGGGCAGGCCCCGACTTTTTTTCACCTCCGCCGCCGGACTAATCCGAATATCGCCCTTGATGACGGCATGGGCAAAAATCATCCGGCAGACCGCCAGCTCAATGCCGACGCTATTTGCGCTGCGTCCTTGTGCCTCAAAGCGCTTGATATAGTTCCGCACGTCTACCGGCTCGATCTCCGACGCCCGCCCCGGAAACGCCTCTTTCAGCCGCTTCACGGCATAGCTGTATACCCGACGGGTCGATTCGGACACGTCGCTCTCATGCTCCCGCTCCCACTCGTCAGCGATTGCCGGGAAATTCCGGCCCTTCTCCGCCTCCATCTGGTATTCCAGGATTTTACGATCAATTTCCCGATCTGTCTTGCCACGGAACGCTACCCGCTTGCCGTTGATGGTGCGGATCGCCTCGTGCAGGCCGTCCTTGCGGACGCCATATTTACTTTTCTTCGCCATTTTTCCTTTCCTCCTGTTGCATCGCCAGGGGGATCGTGCTATACTGTGGTTGATCCTCCTTTGGCTTTGTCGTGATTGCGATTGGTGGTATCGTTTGCCGTCTGAGTGTTCCAGCACTCAGACGGCTTTCTATTTATCCTATGTACCGGATCGCGCCCCAGCCACCGTGAGTAGCGTCCAGATAGAGCAGCAGCAGAAAAACCAAAAGGGAAACGAGAACCCCGAACAATACCCGCTTCTCCCACTGCTGCTGGCGGATCAGCCGCCGCAGATCGTCGATGTGAGCGGCGTAAATGCCATGGTCATCGTCCTGTTCGCTGTTCCGCAGCACTTCCAGAATCTTTTCGGCCATATCATCCGGCGGTTTCGCCGCGCCGGAAATGTAGCGCGATACCATACTTTCTGATACATTGCACTGCTCGCCGATCTCCCGCAGCGTCAGCGGGCTTTTCATGCGCATTGCGCGGGCTTTTTCCGAAAAGTTCACCGTTTTCCCCTCCTTGCAAGTTTTTTGCAAGGAAAATCCTCCCTTTGAATTGGACTTTCCTGCAAGATGGGTCTATTGTTCTCATAGGCCCACTCCCCTTTCCCCGGTCCCGCTTCGGCGGGCCGGGGTTTCAAATAGAAAGGAGCATCCCATGACAGACCTTGAAATCCTGTTGGCATTGCGTTCCCTGTCCCCGGAAAAGCAGGCGCTTGCTATTCAAGCCCTGCAAGAGCTTCTATTATCGCAACGATCCGTTCCCGGTCCTCCGGTGAGAGATTGTGGATCATCATAAGCAGCCTTTTATCTTCTGCGTTCAGCTCGCCCTCATTCGTGGGGGCGGGCTGTTTTTCGCTCATGAGTTCCGAAAGCTGGCAGCCGAACAGGTCTACCAGCAAAGCCAGATAGTTCGATCTGGGAATGTTCTTCCCGGCGCACCAGTCTGATACCTGGGCTTTCGATACGTTCAATTTTAATACAAGATCGCTTTGTTTCAGGTTATCCCGAGCCATCAATTTATTTAGATTCCGCGCAAAAACTGCACAGATTTCTTCTTGCCCCATTGGTTTCACCCCCTTTTTTGTTAAATCCATTGTAAGTCATTTTTAATCGAATTGCAAGAACTTTTTTTCGTTTTAACCTAACCTTTTGCTTGACATCCCTTTTCGCCGGTGGTATTATAATGTTAGATTAAATCGAACGAAAGGAGTTCGCGCTATGAGCTTTCAAGTTACCCTCCGCGCCGCCCGCGTAAACCGTGGAATGAAGCAGGCAGACGCCGCAAGATCCATTGGAGTCAGCAGCCGCACGATTTATAATTGGGAGATCGGCAAGCGATTTCCCCCTGCGGACAAGTTGCTGAACCTCTGCGATCTTTACGGCGTGCCCATGGACAATATTTTTATACCCAGAAAGTAAGATTTAATCGAACTATTCCTGGGAAAAATTATTCGCGGCCATTCCACGAATAATTCTCCCTGCACTTTCCCAGAAGCGTCAATGCACTTAACTGCGTCTGGTGTGACTTCATTTAAGGCAAGGAATGGCCTTGCTTCTATCTTGACGCGCCATCCTTACGGTTGCAGCTCCGTTTCCCCACCTACCGGCCGCCACCTGGTTTGGTGGTGTTCTGGCGTGGGAGGCAAAAAGCCTGCCGTGGCAAACGCTTTAAGCGCCGCTTTGATAGGCCTCGCCCCCTTTCTAATGGGATGCACTTATTTTACCAAAACAGGAACGCCCGCGCAAGTCTTTTACGATGACATTGCAAGCCTAATTGCATAGGTGATAAACGCAAGCACCGCCAGCATAACCAGAAGGTTTCTGATCCGCTCTCCAATGGGCAAATCGTGTCCCGCCGGCATAGAGTTTCCCCAATTACCCCCAGCCGCAACAAAAGACCCAGATACCGAAAGCATCCCAGCGATGAATGTTGCCGCTGCCAAGGTCAACAGACCTTCAACCGGTGATTCCTTGATCCAGTCAACCCCCAGATCAATGCAGGTCAAAACCCATCCCAACGGGACAAATTCCGTAAAATCTAAAATTCCGCTCAGTATTTTCTTCATTTCAATCCGCCCCCCTTACCCCCAATCCTACACCAATTCACACCAACACGCAATCACGAAAAGGAGAATCAACATGAAAGAACTGAAAGTAAAACTCACCTTCACCGAACCCATCCTCGGCACGTCCCCCGCCAACCCGGAAATCTACCGGGAGTTTATCGGCTCCAAGTCCCCCGATGCCGCCACCGTGGAAGAGGAAGTCTCCGCGCTGGGCGCTGATGCCGTGGCAGAAAAGGCCATGACGGTGTTTCCTCGGCTGGAGGACGGCACCCCGTTCCTCTACGATTACCAGATCAAAGGCTTTTTCAAGGACACCTGCGGCGGTCTCCGCAAGGTCAAGGGCACGGCCAGCGAGAAGATCAAGGCTTACAAGAAGGAGATCGATAAGCTGATCTTCCCGGAGCCCCGGGTGATCCCGTTGGAGTTTGACGGCCCCGTTGGTGAGTGCCAGCGCCCCCTGAGAGCGCAGACGGCGCAGGGTGAGCGCATCTCCCTTGCCATGAGCGAGGAGATCCCCGCAGGCGCTACCTGCGAGTTCCGGGTGGTCTGTCTCTGCGACGACCATGAGAAGGCAGTCCGGGAATGGCTGGACTATGGCCGCTTCTCCGGCATCGGCCAGTGGCGCAACAGTGGAAAAGGCCGGTTTACCTGGGAGGAGATCCAGTAACGCAGCGGAATGGCGTAGCACAGCAATGTGGCGCAACGGTAATGAGTAGCAGCTAAGTGCGAAGCAGCGGTAGAGCTTAGCAGAGAGTATCAATGCGACGGGATAGCATCGTATCGAGGCGCTATGGAAGGGCCGCGAATCGTTCAGCGATGCAACGGCAAAGCGGAGAACACCATAGCAAAGGCAATGCAAAGAGATGCAAGGAAATGCAATGGAATCGCGGAGCGATGTGTAACCTTGAACGGCGATGGAACAGCACCGTTCTGCAATGCAACGGAATGGAATAGATAAGCTCGGCAGTACGGCGGCTTAGGTTAGCTACGCATTGCAAGCCGCAGCAGCAATCGCAATCACGACAAAACAAAAGAAGGAGGCCCCTATGGAACATCCAGCATATCGAGACAATCTCGAACAAATCCTTGCCTTTACCGGCGGGCGGCAGCTTCTGAATCTGGCGGACATCCGCAAATTTACCGGCATGAAGGATCTGCGCACCATTCAGCGCCATTTCCCTTTGCAGAAGGGCGGCTACATCTCCGCCGCCACCTTCGCCCGGCAACTCTGTGGAGGCAAAAAATGAGCAGCTACAACAGCATCGCCCGCAGCCGCCAGGACCCGGGAACACCCCACCGTCCGGCACTGGGCACCCGGGGAACATGGCCGTTCCAAATTGAGGACGACCATCCCCGCCTGAAGCCCGGCACCATCACTTACATCAACAGCCCGCACCGCTGGTTCCTCGTCACCTTCGACGATGGCCGCCGTCAGGGCTACCACTTTGGGGAGGTTTAGCTATGGATACAACCACATTCATTTTCGTGCTGATCGGCGTGGCTACCGCCGCCGCCTGGCCTTTCACAATCGTAGACATGATCGAGAGGAGGCCCCGCCATGAAAAGAGATAGCCGCACACGGGAGGAGCGCCGCCGGAGCCGGGCCGACTTCTCCGCCTGGGTATCCTTCGGCTGCTTCCTGGGTCTGTTGGCCCTGGCTCTGGCTTATATCCTGGGGGCGGTCTGATGGGCCGCCGCCGTCAAATGAAAGAGCTGCCGCCCTGTCCCCGCTGTGGGATGTACGGCGGCAAGCGCATGGTCGCTCAGGGAAACACGGATGGCTTCTTCGTCCTATGCGATTCCTGCGGCTACCGCACCAAAAACTATACGGACATCGCCCATGCGGTCCGTGTCTGGAGGGAGACCCAACTATGACCAGAAAAACCTATCCTGTGTGTGCCCGCTGCGGCCATCCAATGAACCCCGCCGCAGAGGATGACTGTGACCGGATGTTCCAACTCCCGAACGGCGAGCTGTACTGCCCGCCCTGCTTCAAGGATTACCTGCTGGATAAGATCGGTGACGATATGGACCTATTTGCCGATGCCCTCGGCATCCCGGTTCTGTACACGGAGGGGCCCAATGCTGACATTTGACGAGGCCACCCACACCTACACCCTTGACGGCATCCAACTGCCCAGCGTGACCGAAGTCACCCGCTTCTGCGCCTATGACTACAAGTCAGACCGGCCATGGCTGGCGGAGGCTGCCGCCCGCCGGGGAACCGCTGTCCATGAAGCCTGCGCCCTCATCGACTACGGCGAGGAACCGGAGGAAACGCCGGAGATCGCCGGATACCTGAAAGCCTACCGTCGGTTTCTCAAAGACTGGAAACCGGAATGGAAACTGATTGAATGTCCCATAGCGGATCGGAATATGAAAATGGCCGGTACGATGGATCGCTTTGGCATCATCCATAATGCCCCCGCCATTCTGGACATTAAAACCGGCCAGCTCCATGACGCCGCCCTCTCCGCCCAGCTCACCGCCTACAAGATGATTTTCTCATGGGACCCGCGCTGCGGTTACGGGAAAATTCAATCGCTCTATGCCTTGAAACTCTCAAAGGACGGCACTTATGAGCTTCGCCATGTAGAACCAAATTCAAATTTGGTGAACGCCTGCCGCACCCTCCACAAAGCCACAGAAAGGAAGAAACGCACATGAATGAACTCGCCCTGTACCAATACAACGCCGCCGCCCTGACGGTGGCTCCCGTCCCCCGCTCCGGCAATTACACCATCTGCGCCCCAGACGGAGCGCCCGCCATCCTGAAACGCGGCATCGACTTCGGCATGATCCGCAAGAAGAATGGAGACCCCATGACGAAAGCCCCCACCCTCTTCAAATCCGGTGCGGAGAAGGTGGCCGTGGCTTACGGCCTCTGCCAGCGCTACACACTGGAAAGCAAGCTGGAGGACATCGAGCACGGCTTTTTCTACTTCCTCGTCCGCTGCGACCTCATCAAGATCTATGACGGCAAGGAATACGTCATTACATCCGCTTACGGCTCCGGCAACACCCGGGAGGGCCGCACCGGCTCCCAGTCCCCCTATGACGGTGCCAACAGCGCGGTCAAGATGGCCCAGAAACGCGCCCTGGTCTCTGCCGCCCTGTCCCTCGGCTGCGTCTCCGATATGTTCACCCAGGACATTGAGAGCGACACCGAGGACGGCAGCGCCTACATGACCAACAAGGACCCCAACGCCCCCATTACCGCCGCACAGGTCAAATTCTTCTATTCTGCTTGTTCCCGCCACGGCCTGACAAAGCAGGAGGCAAAAACCCTCTTGAAGGTTCACGGCTATGACAGCGCCAGCAAGGTCCTCAGCAAGGACTTTGACGCCCTGCTGGACGCACTGGAACCGAAGGAGGATGCCTGATGTTCATGAACGGACTGCCCACCTACAGCAAGGAGGGCAAGAAGCTGCAAACCGGCCTGATCGTGGGCCGCGCCGCCAAGGACGGCCAGATCTACGCCACCCAGAGCGGAAAGGAGGTCGGCTCCGTCTCCGTACCGGCCTACGATAAGCAGGACGGCACCACCGCATGGCTCACCGTCAAGGGCTGGGGCCATTGGGCACGGCTCCTTGCCAATGTCCGCAAGGGTGATTCCGTATTCGCCGTGGGCCGCGTGGAGAGCCACGACTATGAGGGCAAGACCTATAACGACCTGGTGGCAGATTACGCCTGCGTCTCTGCCAGCACCGCTGGCCAGCCCCCCGCCCAGAGTGCCTATGCCGCCCCCGCCCCCACTGATAATTTCACCGAAATTGAGGATGACGGGGAGCTACCCTTTTAACAACGTTGCCGTGCGTGTCTAAAGAGTGATGACGGGCGGATGCAAGCAAGCCGCAGCACGATCACCGACGCACACAGCAGCCGCAGAGAAAAGAAGAACGCCCCCCACACCCCCCTAAGAAGAAAAGATTATATATTATCTCTCTTAGCTGCTGCTGCAGCAGCTAAAAGAAGCTATTAAGAAGCTATTAGAGACTTCTACGGAAGCCTTACAGGAGAAGAACATGGAGAAACAGGATACCCGGCGCTTGTTCAGCCTGATCGAGACGATCTACCCCAACGCCAAGCAGCAGTCCCGCACCGCCGCAGACTTGGAGGCATGGACACTGGTTTTGGCCCCATGGGACTACGAGGACGTGAAACAGGCGGTCATTGTCCGGGCGAGGGAAAACCGGTTTTACCCGGATGTGTATGAACTGGTTCCATTCCTCCCAAAACTGGAAAAGCCCAACGTGGAGGAGGGCCCCATGCCGGAGCCGTCCGACATCTATCTGGAAAAGTTCTATGCGAAGTCCAAAGCCCTGCATGAGCGGTGGAAAACCGCAGGCATCCCACCCCCCTCCGAAGCGAAGAAGCAGGGGATGACCTATGCGGGTTGGGAATCAATAGCGAAAGGAGCTGATGTGTAATGGCTGCGGATATTAAGCTGTCGGATTGCTACATTGCTCCGTATAGCCAGCCCTGCTGGGATTGCATGAACGCCTGCGGCGGCTGTTCATGGTCCGCAAAAGGGGAACCCGTCCCCGGCTGGAAGGCGGAACCGAGCATCATCCGGAACCACCTGGACCGTGGTCCGGAAAATTTCTCCGCCAAATCTTACAAAATCTATACCTGCCCCCAGTTCCGGGCAGACCCAAGGAGGGCGCATGGCAAGGCTTGTGATTGACATCCATGAGGACGGCGACCTGCTGGCAACCAAGGAGGCGGTGGCCATGCTACTGGAGCCTCTGGGCCGCGTCCGGGTGGTGCAGGTCATCATTGACGGAAAGGAAGAAAAACGATGAAAATTGAATTCGCGGTCCCCGGTATTCCGGTGGGCAAGGGCCGCCCACGGTTTATGAAAAACGGCCACACTTACACCCCGCAGAAAACGCGGGAGTATGAGAACAAGGTGGTCCAGTGCTGGCAGTGCCAGAGCGGAAAAGGCTTTGCGGACGGCATCCCGCTGACGGCCACCGTCACGGCGTTCTTTACGGTGCCCAAGAGTACATCGAAGAAGAAGGCCGCTGCGCTGGACGGTACACCACACACCAAGCGTCCAGACACTGACAATGTGGCGAAGGCCATCCTGGATGCGCTGAACGGCCACGCCTACAACGATGACAGCGCAATCGCGATGCTGACCGTGCGAAAGTATCAGACAACCGGAGCCTCCCGCGTGGAGGTCATTATCGAGGAGGCAGAATGATGGATGCTGTGGAGTTTTTAAAAACATTATGCAGAATGTGTAACTACGAGTGCTACAAATGCGAGTTTGGGAAAAGGCTTAGCGGGTTTGAAACCTGCACAACCTGGAGAAAAACCCACCCGGAGGAGGCCGTTGCCATCGCCGAAAAGTGGGCAAAGGAGCACCCCGCCAAAACCCGCCAGGGCGTGTTCCTTAAGCAATGGCCGGAGGCATTGTCCAGAGAAGGAATTTTGCAGATCTGTCCTGCCAGCGTGTCACACGGTTTTAGGGGAAAAATCGGCGAATGTGTCGTGGAACCTAAAGATTGCCAGAAGTGCAAGCGGCAATTCTGGCTTGAGGAGGTGGAGGAATGACCCGTGAAGAGATTTTAGCCGCCGCCAAGCAGTGCGTGTGCGGAGACCGGGACCAGGATTACGGCAGCCCGGAAACGTCTTTCAACATGATCGCGGCCCTGTGGGAGCCGTACATCCGAGAAAAATGCGCCAGCCCGGATGCGGAGATTTGCATCACCGGCGCTGACGTGGGGGCTATGATGTGCCTGTTTAAGCTGGCCCGCATCGCCACCGGCCACGGCAAAGCAGATAACTGGATCGATTTGGCCGGATATGCCGCCTGCGGCGGGGAATTGGAGGACTGATATGCTCCACTTAGGCGATATAACAAAGATCCACGGTGGGGAAGCCCCCGTTGTGGACGTAGTGATCGGCGGCAGCCCATGTCAGGACCTTTCCATTGCTGGAAAGCGGGCAGGGCTTGCCGGGGCGCGTTCCGGCCTGTATATGGAGCAAATACGGATTATCAAGGAGATGAGAGCACGTGACATGGCAAGCGGGCGAACAGGTGAGTTTGTGCGACCTCGGTATATGGTCTGGGAAAATGTCCCCGGAGCCTTCAGCTCCAACGGAGGGAAAGACTTCGCAGCCGTCCTCGAAGAAGCCATCCGGGTCGCAGAACCGGAAGCCCCCGATATTGAAGTGTCTGAAAAAGGTTGGAACACCTGGGGGGGATACCACGATGAAGTGGGAGGACGATGGAGCGTTGCGTGGCGAGTGCTCGATGCGCAACACTGGGGAGTCCCCCAACGTCGCCGTAGAATCGCGCTTGTCGCAGATTTTGGAGGCGACACCGCATGGGAAATATTGTTTAACCGGCAAAGCGTGTCAAGGCATCCTGCGGAGAGCGGAGCGCCGGGGGAAGACCCTTCCGCCGGTGCTGAAAGCGGTGCTGGTGGAGCAGGCAAAGACGCCGGGTCGGTGATATGCCTTCAAGGAAACGCAATCGACCGGGCTGATACCGCCGGATGTAACGGGAAGGGCTGGAAAGAAGATGTCTGCTATACGTTGAACACCATTGACCGTCCGGCGGTCTGCGCCGGGTTTAAGCTGGGAAACAGCGAAAAGGCACGAAGTATTGGTTACGCAGAGGAACAGGCTCCTACGCTGAACGCAGAGTGCGGGGGTAACAAACCGGCGGTGCTGTGCCTGAACGATCAGGGTGGGAATGTGATGGGCGTGAGCCATGATGTTTCCGGGACGCTGAGAGCACAGGAGCATGGGCACAATCCCTCCATTCTGGATATGAGCCACGCCTGCGATGTCATCAGGGACTGCGGCGAGGTAGCGCCCAGTCTGCAAGCCCGTATGGGAACTGGCGGCAACCAGATCCCGCTGACATACCAGAAAACCACCGGGACTTTATCGCCCGGAGCACACGCAGGGAGCTATAACGGGCAGGATGCCTATAACGATATGCTGGTATGCGGAGCGGCTGTACCGGATATTGCGCACACGCTGAAAGCAAAAGCAAACTGCGATTTCAGGGAGGACAGCGAAACGTACCCGGTGCAGAACCGTGTGGTTCGCCGTCTGACCCCGTTGGAGTGCGAACGGCTTCAGGGGTTCCCTGACCACTGGACCGACTTGGGCGAGTGGACGGACAGCAAGGGCAAGCGCCACAAGGACGCGGACAGCCCCCGGTATAAGGCGCTGGGAAACTCCATCGCCCTGCCGCCGTGGAAATGGCTGCTGAAACGGCTGTGCGGCAACTACGAGCGTGACGCCACGATGGCAAGTTTGTTCGATGGAATAGGCGGTTTTCCGCTGATCTGGGAGCAGCTGAACGGACGCGGAACGTGCCTATGGGCCAGTGAGATTGAAGAGTTCCCCATCGCCGTGACCAAACGGCGGTTCGGCACGTTAGAGGAACCGGGAGACATGGGGCGCTTTTTGTTCCCGTGTGGAAAAGGGGAGGAATCATGAGCGATTTGGAACAGACCGCAATCGAGCGGCTGAAAGCGGCATCGGATATGAGCCTGCGGCTTTTTGAGAAACCGTTAGTGATCACCTACTCCGGCGGAAAGGACAGCGACGTGATGCTACATCTGGCGGAGAAAAGCGGCATCCCGTTTGAAGCCCTGCACTCCCTCACCACGGTGGACGCGCCGGAGACGGTGCGCCATGTGTATGATACGTTCCGGCGGCTGGAAGAAAAGGGCGTGAAGTGCACCGTAGATCGGCACGTCCAGCCGGACGGGAGCCGCGTGACCATGTGGAACCTGATTACCCGGAAGCTGATGCCGCCAACCAGAGTGAAGCGCTACTGTTGCGAGAAACTGAAAGAGAGCGGTGCGAAAGGACGGTTCATTGCCACCGGTGTACGCTGGGAAGAAAGCAAAACTCGCCAGAAAAACAGAGGGGAATTTGAGATATTGACGTCAAAGCCTAAAGATAAGCTGATCCTATCTAACGACAACGATGAGGACAGGAGACTGTTCGAGACTTGTCAGATGAAAGGCAAACGGGTGGTGAACCCCATCATCGACTGGAAGGGCAATGAGGCACTGGATTATGCTGCTATTGAAAAAATTCCCATGAACCCGCTGTACTACGAGGGTTTTCACCGGGTGGGCTGCATTGGCTGCCCCATGGCATCCAAAACCAGAATCATGGAATTTGCCCGCTATCCGAGAATCAAGGCGGCGTATATCCGTGCCTTTGATCGGATGCTGGAAGAGCGGAGAAAACGAGGCCGGTCGTGCCAGTGGCAATCCGGCGTGGACGTATTTCATTGGTGGATGGAGGACGGCGTGCTGCCGGGGCAGGAAGTATTAGACGGATTTGAGGAGGATGTATGAAAGATCAAGAACTCGTAAAAGCGCTGCGTGAGCACGCAGAATGGGCGCGGGCAAATGAGTGGGAAACGCCAATCACGCTGGGCGACGATCTGGCGGGAGCCGCTGACTTGATCGAAGCGCAAACGAAAGAGATTGACGCCCTGCGGAACGAACTGTGCCTGAAATGCGGAAACTACACGCTGGCCCATGAGGGGGCCTGTAACGGATGCCGGTGGAGGAGGCGATAAAGGATGAATGACCTAAAACCATGCCCGTTCTGCGGCGGCAAAGCGATTGTCGAGGGGCATCATAACCGCTTTATGGAATGGTATTTGTGTTCTTGCCCAGAATGCCATGTATCGCAGACAGGCAATGAATATGGCTTTAAATTTGAAGCAATCGAAGCATGGAACAGGAGGACTGAAAATGTTGCGCCGGTGGTGTATGGGCGGTGGATAAAAGGTTCATCGAACCCGTACTGCTCTGAATGCTTTGTAGAGTGTAGGGACGAAACTCCATTTTGTCCAAACTGTGGCGTGAAGATGGACGGAGGTGATGGCGATGTATGAATCGCCAATTAAAGTATTCCAAGGCAATCTTGAAATGCAGTTTGATGGTGAAATTCTCAAAGCCGTGCAGCGGGTTGACATTACCGTTGATAGGGATGAACTAATCCGAGCGCTCCGCTATGACCGTGAGCAGTATAAGAAAGGTTTCGACGATGCAAGGAAGGGTGCTGTGCCGGTGGTTCGGTGCAAGGACTGCAAGCATTTGTGCGTGTGGAACCGAAAAGATATATACGCATTTTGCCCTAAAACAAACATCGTGTTTTTGCCGTTTGAGCAGGACACAAGGACATTTTTTTGCGGCTTCGGGGAGAGAAAGGACGGAAAGGATGGCTAAACGATCCGGGTATTTGCAGCGGCGGGAGGCGGAGCTGGATGCAGCGTTTAATGCCGGGGCTGCCATGGCCTTGCAGTTTGCCACAGACACCCTCCAAATCACGATCCACCAGAAGAACGGGTGGGGATTCGACCGGGTCATGCGCCTGACAAAAGACTGGGGTGATACCCAGCGCGAGTACAAACCGGCGCTGAATTGTAAGGATGCAGCTGCGGACGTGTGCCAGGAGCACATGGATCGCATTTTGGCGGAGATCATCCGGGATCGTATGACCTTGATTCCATTCCCAGATCGGTATCACGAACTGCGGAAAGTGACATATGGGAGGCAACATGACAAACGACGACAAAGCCCTGCTAAAGGCATATGCGGAAAACAACATGAACCGGTCACAAACCAGCAAGGCCGTCTATCTGCACACCAATTCCATTCGCTATCGGTTCGCCGTTATCCGCCGGGAGACCGGACTGGACCCGCAGTGCTTTTATGACCTGGTAAAGCTGCTGGGAATCGCGGAAGAGAAAGGCGGCTGACGCTCATAGAAATCTTAAAGGGGGAGGGGCACTTCGTAAAGGAGGCCCAATATGAAATACCGATACACCGTCCAGCAGCTCCAGCAGATGGAGCGCTGCCGCTACCTCACAGACCGGGAGCGGCGGGTATTCAACCTGGTCTGCCGCCGTGGCTGGGCAATCGAGGATGCGGCGGCAGAGCTGTACCTATCCCGCTCCGCTGTGGCCGCATGCCTTCGTTCCATCCGGAATAAAGCTGGCATATCCCGCCCAAACAAAAACCATCCTTAAACCATGACAAGCGGTGTCCTGTGGTACGGTAACCATAGAGCACCGCTTGTTTTGCGCGCGGAAACAGGGGGTGTATTTTTAGAGAAGGAGGAATCTCTCTATGGCTGAATTTGCAAGCAAGGGCGTCGCAGGCACTGCTCTCGGCACCGGCATTGCCGGTCTGTCTCTGGGCGTCCTGAACTCTCTGGGCGGTCTCGGCGGGATGCTGCTGGGCAATCGCGTCATCCCCTTTGCCGCTGGTATGGCGGCGGAGGCCGGATGCAGCGAGAACCACACGGTCAACCGCTACGAGCTGTCCATGGTGCAGGAGAACGCCAAACTCCGCAGCGACATTGCCCTGCGGGATGCCAACACCTACCAGGACCAGAAGATGTTGGAGATGTACAAGTACATCGACGGCAAGCTGGGCGAGGTGCATGGTGCGCTGGCTTCTCAGGCGGTCAATAATCAGGCCACCAAGGACAGCTTCCAGCTGTTGCAGGAGCGTATGGACTGCTGCAAGAACGAGCTGTGCGGGGCCATTTCCCGGGAGCGGGACGAGCGGAAGTGCGCTGACAACACCATTGTCACCTACACCAACGCCACCTTTTATCCCAAAATGGTTGCGGACATCACCACCGGCACCGGCACCACGCCCCAGTCCACCTATAACCCTCTCCCCGCCTCCACCTGCGACTGCAACTGCGGTCGCTAAGAGGCGAAGAGGGAAGAAGAGAGGGGCATAGCGCCCCTCTCTCCCGTCATTGGAGGAATCTATGGTAACATTGGAACAGATCAAGCAGGGCGCTGCCCGCTATGTGGATGAGGAATTTACCGGCAAGCTCACCGGCTGGCAGAAATGGGCCGTCGGCGCCGGGGCTGCTATGGCCCTGGGCAATCTGGACGCCAGCCTTTCCACCCTCCGGGAGCGCCCCGCCGTGAAGGCCCTCGGCGTCTTTGACGAGGCGGGGAACGTAGATATTGACAAGATCTACACCTGCCTGAAAACCGAAGCCGCTAAAGGCCCCGTCACCACCAATATCCCCCTGATTGGGAACGTCACGCTGAATGAAACGGATGTGGACAAGCTCTACACCCTTATCAAGCAGAGTTAGGAGGCTCTTATGCACGAGATCAGACACTTAGCCGAAGAGATCCGGGAAGAACTGGGCGATGCCGAGAAGTACGCCCGTGAGGCCGTCAAGCACGCCGAGGACCCGGAGACCGCCAGCACTTACGCCGACCTCAGCCGTCAGGAGCTGGGCCACGCCAATCGGCTTCACGAAATGGCCGTTCGCCATATCGAAAAGGCGAAAGACGCCGGTCACCATCCCACGGAAGCCGAGCAAGCCGTCTGGAACTGGGAGCATGAGCGGATGCTGGACCGCACCACCCATGTGAAAACGCTCCTGTCCATGATGTAAAAGTCAAACAAAACACCCCCGCCAGACGGCGAGGGTGTTTTCTTATTTGTAGGGGTTCTTTGCTCCGGTAGTGCATAGCAGGCTCCACAGGTCCGCCCGGTTTTCCTGCCCGGCAAGGGCGGCGCTGGCCTCCGCCTTGCTGACCCTGCCGTTGCCGTCTGTATCGGCGCTGGCTTTCAGCCCGAAATATGTCTCCGGGGAAATCCCCGCCTGATACGCCAGTTTCACCTTTTCATAGGCTTTCCCGCTCATTTTCTCGCTGCCGTACTGCTGGTACAGGGCCAGAAATCCCTCGGTGGATACGCCGATGTCCCGCTTGGACGTTTTGGCGTTCTCAATCCACTTGGCGCTGGGCTCATACTTGGGGTCCACCTGCTGACGGGCCGTCTCTCTGGCGTACTTGTAGACGTTCTGGATGTAATCCGCCTTTTCGCTGTTGCTCATGGACTTGTAGGCGGGCAGCTTCACTGCCGCCTCCACCAGCTTCTTCCGCGCCTGGCCCATGGTTTTGGCGTACCGGGTGTATTCCTCCCCGGTCAGGGTCCGGGTCTCACCCTTCACCGTATAGGACTTCTCCGCCGCCGCAGGATAAACGGTGCTGTCTCCGGTGGCCTTCGCAAGCCGCCGAATCTCCTGCGTGGCAGGGCTGTTGTCCTGCGCTTTCAGGAAGCCGGGGGATATGAAGGACTGGACCACCCGCTCCGGTGCGGAGCCGTTGGAGACCTCGTTGCCCCACAGATCGATAGACGGCTGTAACTGATTCCGTGCCCCCGGCACCTTCTTCGCCGCCCCCTGCAAGAAGTAATTCACATCGGAGGAAAGCTGCCCTGTGCCCTTTTCCACATAGCTTTTGCGCACCGTATCATCAAATACGGACGCAACCTTGCTTCCGATGGTGGGGATATACTGCCCCGCATAGCTGCTGGCCGCCCGGTCAAGCAGATAGCCAACCTTATTGTCGGCGTAGCTCCAATAGGAGATCAGGTCATTCAGGGAGGACAGCATGGAGGTCTCCAGCACAACGTCCTGCATCCCAAGCAGAGAATCCACCAGCGCGTCGAAGGTGCCGCCGCCCTTCCGAACGGATTCCATGATGGCAGCGCCCGCAAACAGGGGCATTGCCGCAGGAACCGCCCAGTCCAGCGTGTAGGACTTGTCCCCGATCTGAATGGCATAGTCCTGTCCCCCCATAGACTTCTCAAAGGCTTCCTCCTTGTCATCGTCACCGGCCCGAACGTGAAGGGTAGCCCCAAAGAACCCCTCCGCCGCCAGATAAGCGCCCAGCGCCAGAATACCGGTGCCGGTGAGACCGGATGCAATGGAATCCACGGCATCCGCCGCTGTGCATTTCCCGGACTTCACGTCAAACATGGCTTCTTTGATGCCTCTGCCCAGTCCGATGGGGCTGTAATCAAGGCCCGTGGTCAGGATGTTGGCCGGGGTCTTGCGGAAGGGGAGGAAGGCGTCTGCCGCGAAGGATGCGGCCCTCAATACCTGATTATCCCCCTGATACCGGCCCATCTTAGACAGCGCTTCGGAAAGCGCCGTGGTGTTGCGGTAGGTAGCCTTCTGCGCTTCCTCAATGGCGTAGGCCCGTGCCGCCTCCACGTCTGCGGCTCTGGTCCCCGCGTGGGCCTCTGCCGCCGTGACCCCCTTGGCTTGCAGCGCTTGGGCGAAGCTGTCCACATATGCCGCACGGTTAAAGATCACGTCCTCATAGTCAAGGGCGCGGCTGTTCAAGTCTCCGATGCCCTGCACGGAACGGGAGAGAATGTCCTCCCCCTTGAACATTTTCCGTTTGCTCTGGATCTCCCGCTCAATGCCTGCTGTCGTGGCGTCGGAATACTTCCCGCTGCCCATCGCCGCACTCTGGTCCGTCTCATACTGGCCCTTGGCAAAGGCTTTCAGGTCCTTGCCAACATTCACGGCCTTTGTCCGCTGGCTCTGATCCTTGATGACCGCCCGCTCGATTGCGGTTCCGATGCCGTTCTTGATCTTCCGCGCCCCCATCTGAATGGCGTTGCCCATGATGTTGCGGATGTGGGTGGTGGGGTTGGTCAGCATGGAGGTGTACCGCCAGAAATTGGCCTTCTCCATGAAGGTGCTGGGGATCTGGTCTGCAATGGAGGTTGTGATGGCGTCCCACGCCGCCGCCCGCTCCGCGTCCGTCTCTGCCATCAGGTAGTTGGTGGCCAGCTCGTCAGAGAGGGTGAAGCCCGTTACCTTGTCGATGTAATCCACCCGTGCGCCTTCCACGTCTCCGCTGTCGGCGATGCTCTGCCGGGGCGTCCGGTTCTGCCGCGCCGCCCGGTCATTCATTCGGTCTACCAGCCGCCGCAGCGTCAGCAGACGGCCCTCCGGCGTCAACCGATTCATCAGGTTCATAGCCTGCACCATCTGTGCGCTGTCGTGAGCCGCGTTCGCAATGGCCGTTGCCAGTTCAAAGGCGGCCTTGTGGTCTCCTTCGGAAATGGCAAGGTTGTAGGCGCTGATGGCCTCGGCGGTGTCCGCCTTGGTGATCCGCTGCCCCAGCTCCGCCTTGGCAACGAAACTGTTCGCCACCTCTCGCCAGCCGTCCCGTGCGATTTTGGCCTGCGCCTGCTGCACGGCGCCCCGGTCCGTCACCACGTCATAGTCGAACGCACCGCCGGAAATGGCGTTTTCATACACGGTTGCCATTTCAGGGGATGTCAGGGGACTATTGAGAATGGTGGAGACCGTTTTCTCCACATTCCGCCCGGTGTCAGGGTTCACAACGGGAACCTCAGAGGGTGCCCGCCGCTGTTCTGCCTGGATGCGCTGGGCGCTGTTGGGGTTGACCGGGTAAAATCCCTCACTCCTGGCCTGCATGGTGTCAAAGGGCGTGTTCACCGCACCCGCCACGGCGTCACCCGGCGTGTCAAACTCTGCTGCCCCGCCGTTCTTGACAATTTCCGCCCCCTGTGCTATGCTATCATTAGCATTGAGGGGACGCGTACCCTCAACAGGAGTTGTCTCCACCACACTTGCGGTAGGTGCTGGACCTACGTCGGCATTTGTAACAGGAGACAACTCCGAAGAAGCGGAACTCACAGATTCAGGAACCGGCTTGGCCGTAAGTTGCGGGGAGGTATTCTCCACGTTGAACGCCTGAGTTGTGGGGCCGCTTTTTTTCACATACATGGTGGTCAGTTCCATGGTTTTTCGGCCTTTGTTGTCGAACTGAACCGTTACCACAGTCCCATTCGGCATGGTTTTGCTGAAAATAACGCCCTGTTTCCCGGGGTGCTTTCCGCTGGTGTTCGTGCTGCCGGGAACGATGCTGTCCGGCTGGGTTACAACGTCCGGAATGGCGTCAATCGCCCACTGTTCCAGCGGTTGGTTGCCTCTCTGGAGTTCAGTCTCTGCGTTGCCGTGAGAATCCAGAATATGCTTCACATCATCACTGGTAACGATCATGTCCCGGCTGTCGATCTCATAGCCCAGAATATTGGATGCCTGCCGTTTTGCATCTTCAGACATTTTCCCCAGATACAGCTTTTCCAGCTTCTCGGTTTCCGTGTTCTTCCGCCCATTTCTCCACTTGTTGAAAAATTCGGAAACACTGGTGTCAAATCCGGCTACCAGATTTCGGAAGGTTTTCCCCTCATGGCGGATTGCATCCGCTTGCAAAGCATCATACTTCGGCGCCGTCTCCACACCGGGGGCGGCGTTTTGCGCGCCCTCTGCGGCGTTTGCGGGGGTGGGGGTATAAGTATCCTCCTGAACGTCTGCCTGCGCTCCTGGGGCCTGCTGGGTTGGCTGCTGGGGTGTTGCCCGGTTGCTCCGCGATTCCAATACCTTCTGCGCCCCGATTTGTCCAGCGCCTAAAACGCCGCCTACGATTGCACCGCCCGCGAACTCTTCCGCTGCTGTACGTGGGTTCAAAATGGCATTGGGATCAGATAGGGAAGCCAGGGGGTTCCCCTTACCATAAACAGAGTTCTGCATCGCGCGTTCAATAACGTCTTGCACAACTTCTTCCTTGCCCTCGTCTACCATGGAATTGACCCATGCTCTCCACGCTGCGGCTCCGTGCTTCAGCTCGTCAGGAAGTTTCTGAATACCTCCGCCAACCTCCACTTCGGCGTTCAAAATGCCGTTGCCGATCGCATAAAGGGCGGCTTTCGTCCGGGCCGTATTATTGTCGTATTTCCCGCTGGCCTGCATATCCTGCAAGGCGCTTTCATATCCGTCACCCACGACTTGACCGAAAGAAAGCCAGTATTGGGGGTCTTTGGCGGCTGCGGTAATGCTCCGCCGAATTGTGCTTGCCACACCAGGGGCCAATTCTGAGGCAGCGGTGCTGGACAACCCCGCTGTGGACGCTGCCATACTGCCGCCGCTGGTCAGCATTGCCAGTACTGCCTGTGGAACTGCCGCAACCGTAGACGCGCCGTATCTGTCCAACAACTCCGCAGCTTTCCCGCCTTTGGCAACATTTCCAGCATATTTATCCTGCAATTCCTGCCCCTCCCGCTGAATGCCCCGCGCCCAGGTATTAAATGGCGCATTGTCAGAAAGGGAGCCAAGCTCCTGCCCGGAAAAAAGCTCAAATGGGGCAAGGACAAGATCTTCCGCAAGCGCGGCAGTATTGCCCGCAGCCTGTGCCACCTGCTGGCCGCCTTTCAGAACAACACTCTCCAGTCCTTTGCGTAAGGAGTATTGATTGCTCCGATCTTTGCCGATGCTGGGCGCAGCAACTTCCTTCTTCTGGGCTGTCCTCAAACCCCCGGCATCGTACCGGCTGTTAGGAGCTGCCGCGTTTCGGCTTACCTGTCCCAGCTGCCCGGCATAAGAAGTCTGCCGTGGCTGTGCATTTCCCGCGACGCGTCCCGGTGCCTTATTCTGCGTGGCGATCTCAAAGAAGGACTTTTTCGGTGCAGACGATTTGTTGTTCTTTCCGGCTCCCGTGGTGCTTTTCCGCCCCCCGCCGGTGGACACCCACTGGTTCTTGCTGGTGCTGGCTTTGGTGGTGGAAGCAGGTGCCTTGTAGACGGACGGCTGCCCCTTCCCGGACGCAATCACCTTGTCGAGGCGCTCGGAAATGGAGTTGGGCGCCGCTTTCTTGGTAGTCTGAGCCGGAGCCGGGGTCGATGTACCCCCGCTCCGGATTACCGCGTTCAGACGATCTTCAATACTGCTCATAGTTCCTCCTGGTTACCACCCAAATAGGGCTCCAAAGGTTTCTGCTCCCGCTTCGTTGATCTCACCGGCCTGCATGGCCCGCTTGACTTCAGTGGCAAGCTGCGCGTTGTTGGCCCCACGGGAGAACATGGCTTGGAGCTTGTTCATCTCCGCGCCATATCTGGGTCCATATACACCCGCAGCGGAGTTCTTGGCAATGGTAGCGTAGTTGGAGCCGGTGGCCGTCACGCCCGCGCTGTTGGTCTTGGTGGCGGTTTTATTAGTCCCCTGATACTTCGCCCATGCTTTGTCAGCCGTCAGGCCGCCTGCGGCCTTCTTGGAGTTGGTGCCCCACTTGCCGTCAGCGGTCACGCCGTAGTATTTCTGGAGCTGCTTCACCTGCTCGTTGGTGAGGCTGCCGTTGGAGTAGCTGCTTTTGCCGCTGCGCTTGCTGCCGGTTTTGGCAGTGCCGGTTGTCCCCGCCTGCAGCTTGCCGGTGCCGTACAGGGCATCATAAGACCCCTGCCCGTAGTAATAATCGAAGGCGGAGATCACGTCATCCGTCACGATGCCGTTTTTCAGGGCGGACTGTACCTGACTGGCAGTCAGCGTCGGCTTTACCACGGTGCTGCCGCCGGAGCTGCCGCCGCCGGAGCCGCCGGTCTGTCCACCGTACTTGGCGTAAAGATTCTGCTGGCGGACGTATTCTTCGTACAGAGCGTTTGCCAGCTCTGCGTCTCCCGTGGCCTCTGCCTTGGCAATGGCGTTCCGGTACTCCGTGTCAAGCTGGCTCCGCTGGAGGTCAATGGCCGCCGTCTTTTCTGCCTGCTCCCGGTCGATCTGGGAAAGGTTCTGCTGGAGCACAACGTCCTGTGCCAGCGCCGCCTGTCCGGTGGTGCCGGTGTTCAGGCCGTTTGCCACCGCCATCTCCTGAAATGCGCCCCGGCTCAGGGCGTTCTGGTTGGCCGCACTGTTCCGGGCAATGTCGTACACCGGCGCGATCTGCGCACGGCTGGCATCCAGTGTGGCGGTGTTCTGCTCGTAAGCGGATTTCAGCGCCGCCAGCTCCGCCGCTACCTTCTTAGCGTACAGCTCCTTCAGGTAGTCGCTGCCGTCCCCGATGTCAAAGCTCATGTCGGTCTGCGATGTGGAGAAATTACCGGACGGCGTTCCGCCCGCATTGATGTCCGTTACCCGCTGCTGTCCGTATGCCGGAGTACCGGCCTGTACGCCGCCATTCTCCGCCAGATAGTCCCCGAAAGACTGCACCTTGCCGCTGGCCTGTGCGGAGGGGGAGGTGTCCGTTCCCATGAGATACCGGTAGTAGGCCAGCTCTGCGCTTTCCGGGCTGTTGTCAAGCCCCAGCCGCCGCCGCAGATCGTTCACGGAAGAAAGAGCGCCGCTGTCCGTCACATAGCCGTTCTTGTCGATGGTGTAGCCGTACCCGGCCCGGATGGCGTTTGCCGCCTGGTTCGCCTGATCGCCGGTGATCTCGCCCCGCTGGAGCCGGTTGCGGATGTCCTGGATCTTAGAGCGGTCCAGTGCGGACAGCATTTCGTTGTCTGTCCACGCGCCGCTTTTGCCGTAATTGCCGTTCCCGGCGTTGATGTCCTGATGGGGGGTGTAGTCCGCCACGCCCTTCACGGCCTTGTAGGCGTAGCCGTCATCGTCATAGAACACGGTATAGCCGTTGGACACCTGCGCACGGCCTGCCAGATCCTGACGTCGGCTCATGTCCGCGCCTACCTGATAGGTCACGCCGCCCTGCTTGTAGTTCTTCACCTCGGAATTGCTGGTGGGCATCCCGTAGATACCGCCGCCATTGTCATTGCGGGTATAAGAAACCCCGCCGAAGGTGCCCTGAGAGCTGCCGCCGGAGCTGCCGTTGTCCCGCCGGTTGCCGCCCTTGTCATAGGTCTGGCTGTACGTCTTGTCGGAACCGATCATGTTGGGCTCTCTGCCGCCGTACTTATCGTCGATCTTGTTCTGCCGCTCCTGGGTCAGCCTGTCCCGTTCGGAGGCGGAGAGGTCCGTCCGTTGAAGCTCCTTGGAGTAGTCCTTGTTTTTATCGTAATATCCGGCCATCTCCTGGCCCTCCTTTCAAATATCAGCCGTTCCAGTCGGCCTTGGCCTCCCGGACGTCGATGTGCGTGAAGCCCTTCTGACTGTATACGCCCACGCCGCCCCAATCGGGCATCAGCTGTCTGGCGTAGGCCGCCACCGCTGCCGGGGTCTGTCCCCGCACGGTGATGTTCGCCGCCGTGCCGTAGCAGTGCTGGCTGTGGGCCACGCCGCCGACCTTGGCGTTGTACTGCGGCGTCCGATACCCACTGTTGATGGTCACAGCCGTGCCAAAATGGCTACGGATGCTCTGCAAAACCATCACCAGCCGGGGCGCTACCAGCACGGCATCGCTTCCATCCTTGCAGGCAAATTCTTTCACTTTAAAATGGGTGGACAGCTTCTTGTTGCCGTCCTTCGCCTTGGAATAGGCGTTGATCTCTACCATTGGTTTTTCTCCTTCCGGTTCAAATGCGTCCCCGCTTTTCAGTTTCCAGACGAGAAAGAACGGAATGATCCGCCCGTCCCCGGTAAAGCCTTTGCCTGTCGAATCCATGAAGCAGGTAGACCCGCCGCCGTCCATCATAATGGCGTTGTCCCAGCCAGAGGACGCCAGCAGGTTCCGGAGCTGTTCCGGCGACCGCCGGGCCTTGCTCACATAGTAGGCGAACCGTCCGTTCTTGGTGCCGATAGCTGTTCGTGGCGCACGGTAGCGCATATCCGCTCCGCAGTGGATGGGGTTGATCTTCTTCCCGCCGATGATGAGGTGGACACACTCCATGTAGTTCGCGTCCCCATTGGGTACGGTTTTCACGCCGAAGTCCGCCGGGGTGTTCCAGCTGACGGCCCACGCCCGGTAGTTTGGGGCTTTGTGAACCTTGCCGTCTGCTTTCAGGTGGCAGGCCGGGGTCTGGTTCCTCAGGAAAATGGAACCATTGCAGATAGCGTCCCCGCCCGCCTCCGCCAGCATCTTCATCAGGTTGGCCGTGGTGGAGCGGAGACGCCGCTTATTGAAATAGATCTTCAAAAATTGGAGATTGGAGAGCGGGACGGTGCCCGCTCTCGTGCTCATGTGTGAGCCTCCGAATTCTGTTTTCCCTGATCGCTGGCCTGACGAATGGCGTCCAGCATATTCTTCACAAATGCGGGGTAGGGGACCCCCATCACTGCCGTATTTTCGAGGATTGACAGCCCCTCATTTGCAATAAAGAACATGCAAACAGCGTCCCGTACAAAATCGCTGGATGTGGCCTGATCCAATAATGCCCCCATCCATACCAGCGCCAGCATGACGCACTTCTTCGCCAGCCCCTTGAACCCGGCGTCGGAACTCAGCGCCCCGGTGCCGCTCTTGCTGGACTTATGCCAGATGGCCGCTACCATCCATCCGGTGGCGTAGTCCAGCACCATGAAACAGATCAGCACTTTCAGCGCCATATCCCAGCCCCCCAGAGCCTGGGCGAGGGCGGAGCCAGCCGCAGCCAGCACCGCCAACACCGTATTTTTGATGTGTAAAGCGTTCATGGTGTACCTCCTTTCGGTGGTCACACGCGCACGGCCTTCTCAGGATGGCCGCCTTCGTCCCACGTAATGTCGTAGGTGCCCTCCGGGGTCTCCACACGGACGGTCTGACCGGCCTTCGTGACATCGTACCGCATGTAATCATGCAGGTGACGCACGTCGGCGGGTTCGGTCTCAGCAGGAATGAAGCCCTCCCGCATTTCGTCCTCGGTCCAACCGGCCACGCCGCCGTCAGGATTCAGGTGGAAATTGGCCCCCGCTTCCTTCAGCTCCTTGTTGATGGCCTCAATGGTCTTGCCGTTCTTCTTGCCCTCGTTGATGATGTCAGCAAACTTCTTTTTCATAATGTATACCCCTTTCATTTTTTACGGCTTACTCAGCCGGTTTCATTCGTATCTGTGGGACCTGCCGTAGGATTTGCCCCCGGCTTTTTCCCGTTACTTTACGCCTTTCAACAGCATGGTGGTTTCGTCAAATAGTGCATTGCCGGGAAGAACCAAAGCGGGGCGATAACCATAACCATAGCCATAATAGCGTTGTGTCGTACTGCCACCATTTTCCTCTACAACATAAATTAGCCCTGTAGTTGTAATATCAGTAGTACGGGTCCACCACTTAGTTGCAATGCCGTTATAATATGCAATTAAGGTTGCTGTGGTTGCATTGATAAAATAAGACAATCTTGCACCATCATCAACAGAGCCGTCCATATCCAAACCGATTTCGTTACCGCCCAATAGGAAAACTTTACAAGAATGTCCATTGTCGCCAATAGAAACTGTTTGTTGAGATGCGGATGTCCCTGCTGAACTGACATAAGGAATTTTGACTTGCTTAATAGTTGTTTTTTCTACGTCCCCTAAGCTGTTAAAAAAATCATTGTTTAAATAAATATCAACAGTAGAATCAGCATAGATATTACCTGCTTTATTTGCATTAAAATTATTTTTTGCAACTAAAGTTTTCCTCAACAACCATGTGCCATTACACGAACTGTCATACAGGTTGGAGTTAGAAGGAATCCCCTGATTCACCACCAGATATTCCACCGCCGTACCGCCCTCCATCAGCTTCACGGTGGACCCCACCGCAAGGCTGGAGGCCAGCACCCCCGTTACCAGCGCCGTATGCACCTCGCCCTTCCGCATCATCAAGCAATGTCCCATTAGGCCACCCCCTTTAAGAGCATAGTTTTCCCGTCAAATAGTGCATTGCTGGGAAGAATCAAAGCGGGGCGGATACCGACCAAGCCGGATGCGCTGTAGGAGTTGCTGCTGCCATTGGTGCTGACGTACCACACAGCGCTGGGAAAGCTGACGCCAGGGGAGCGGAGCCACCAGTTGGTGGCTGAGCCGTTCAGGTACGCGATACGCTTGGAGTTGCCACCAGAGCTTGCGGTGAAGTAGGACAGCTTCGCACCATCCTGCGGGAAATACTGGTTGTCGCTGGTCGTCCAGCCAACCTCGTAGCCGGACAGCAGGAAAATCTTGCAGAGCAGACCATTCGCACCGCTCTGCTCCGGGCCTCCATAACCGCCGTTCTTGAAATACGGGATTTTCACTTGTTTAATTACAGCCTGCTCCGTACTGCCCAGCGTATTAAAATAATCTCCGTTCAACCACGCATTGATCGCACTGCTTTCATATTTGTTTACCTCGCTTGCGTTCCACTGCCGGTTGCCGTGAATATCCTTCCTCAGCAGCCACGTCCCGTCACAGCTTGCGTCATACAGACTGCTGTTTTCAGGGATGCCCTGATTCACCACCAGATACTCCACCGCCGTGCCGCCCTCCATCAGCTTCACGGTGGAACCCACCGCAAGGCTGGAGGCCAGCACCCCCGTCACCGGTGCTTTCAGCAGCGGCACAATGCCGCTCATAATCACCTTACCCATTGTGTCACCCCTTTAGAAGCATAGTAGCCGCATCAAACTTAGCTGTTGTGGGGAGAATTAGGGCGGGGCGGATGCCATCATTAGAACTGGTAGGGTCTTTGTTAATAAGCCCACCAGTGGCTTTGACGTGAAACACTAAATTTACAGTGCTCCACTGTGGCGAGCGTAACCACCAATAAACTGCATTTCCATCCAGATAGGAAATGCGTTTTGCATTTCCGCCCGTCCCTAAGATAAAATAATCTAACTTCGCACCGTCTTTAGGCAGCTCATTATCGTCATCTATTGTGAACCCCACCTCATATCCGCCTAGTAAAAACGCTTTGACAGACAGTCCATTAGTTCCGCTATTTATCGTTGAAGTCAAATTGCCAACGCAATATGGGATTTTTACTTGCTTGATAACAGATTGCTCAACACTACCTAAGCTATTAAAGAAATCGCCATTTAACCAAGTGTTGATGACGCTAGACGCATATTCGTTCTCGTCTAGGCGGTTCCACCGCCCTTTACTATGGCAATCTTTTCTCAACAACCACGTCCCGTCACAGCTTGCGTCATACAGGTTGGAGTTAGAAGGAATCCCCTGATTGACCACCAGATACTCCACCGCCGCGCCGCCCTCCATCAGTTTCACGATGGACCCCACCGGCAAAGTGCTTGCCAAGATACCGGTTGACGGGGCTTTCGCTCTGCACCCGCCAACCACCGTTACATGGCCCATCAGCTCACCTCCGCCACAATGGGGATCTCAACCGTGTTGGCGTCCCCGAAGATGGTAAACTTGATACCGCCGTTGTAGGTCTCGGCGTAGCCGTTGGTGATGCAGTTGAGATACTGGTTCTCTGCTTCCACAAAGGCCGCGTAATCGTCGCTTGTCCCTGCCCCCGTATAAGCGTGGTCTACCGTGGCGGTGTTGGCGGCCTTGACACCGGCGATGGCAACGCTCTGCGTCTTGACGCCGGTGTTTTCATCCTCTACCCACGTAGTTCCGATGGTGGCGGTGTAGGTCTTGACGGAAGAAATTTCCGGCAGCTGGCTTGCGGGCACCTTGCCGTCCGTTCCAAGCGACGCCACACCGCCCGCCGTGCCTTTGGCCGTAGATGCAATGGCTCCGATAGCATCCGGGGTAAGGGGGTCACTGCCGTTTGCCCCATGCTGGCTGGCGTGTTTCCCAGCCGCCTTGCCGTCCCACGTCTCTTTCTGCGTGGCGGTCACGTGGATGTCACCGTTGGCGATATGCCCCGGCACCTCTTTCAGCGCCGTGTTGAAGGCCGTCTCTGTGCCGGAATACCCAGCTTCCACGGCGGTCTGATACGCGCTCTTGCCGTCCGTGCCCTTCACACCGGCGGGGCCTTGCGGGCCTTCCGGGCCAACGTCGCCCTGGGGACCCTGTACGCCCTGGATACCCTGCGGACCCTGGGGACCCGTCGCGCCCTTGGCCCCCGTCTCACCCTGGGGACCGGTGGGGCCTTGGATGCCCTGCTCGCCCTGTGGGCCAATGTCACCCTTGTCGCCCTTTTCGCCCTTGGGGCCTTGGATGCCCTGTGCACCGGCAGGACCCTGCGCACCTTCCGGGCCTTGCAGCTTGCCAACGCTTACCCAGTCTGAAGCAAGCTCGGACCAGATATAGCACTCCTTGTCCGCCTCCACCATGTACATCTTCTCGTTGCCGGTGGGGATAGCTTTTCGCAGCGCCGCCAGAGTGGGATAGACGTCCTCAATGTAGAGGCTGGTTCCGTCCTTGCCGGGAGCGCCGGTTGGGCCTTGGGGGCCGGTGGGGCCTTGGGGGCCTGCGGGACCGGTTTCACCCTTGTCGCCGGGTGCACCCTTGGGGCCGGTCTCACCCTGAATACCCTGAACGCCCTGCAATCCGGTCGGCCCCTGCGGGCCGGTAGGACCGGCAGGGCCGGTCTCACCCTGGTCTCCCTTGGGCCCCTGCGCACCGGCCACGCCCTGGATACCCTGCGGGCCTCTTGCGCCCTGTGCGCCCTGCTCGCCCTGTACGCCCTGCGGGCCTTGAGGGCCGCGCACGTTTACGCTCTGGGGCGGGGACGTTACATTTTGCAGGGAAAAGGACATAACGCCGTTAATGTCCACACTGGGGACGATGGCGGGGCCAACCGGACCCTGTGCGCCGGTGGCTCCGGTCTCGCCGGTATCGCCCTTGTCGCCTTTTTCGCCCTTGTCACCTTTTATGCCGGTGACCACGGTCACGCCGTTCTGATCCGTCACCGTGCCGTTGGTGAACTGCATCCGGCTCCGCTGGGGGAGGGCCTGTCCGTCCGGGCCGATAATCAGGTGTCCGGAAGAACCGGTTGCCTGCCAGGCCTTGCCGTCCGTGCTGACCTCCAGCACCTTATCGCTGTTCAGGCGGATGTACTTGAACCCGGCTTCGTTCTGCGGCAGCAGCACCGCCGTTTCCACACCCAGATTTTCCAGCGCCGGGATCAGGGTCTCGTTCATGTAGGACTGAATAGCCTTGCCGCCCTCGTCGAACTTGTTTTTCAGCTCGGCGGAGGTCATACCGCCTACGTCATTGGGTTCATCGTCCAATGCCGCAATGATCGCCATATTTTTGTTGAATTTCTCAATCGCCACAGGTTACACCTCCGTTTTCGGCACTTCGCCGGTCTCGTTGATTTTCCGCTGCAACTGGCCGTATCCGGCCCCGCCCCGAATGGGGACGGCTTCCTCTTCGGTGGCAGGCTGTTCGCCCGTTGCTCCCGGCTGACCACCCATCATGGCACGTTCCTGCTGCTGGAGGGCTTGGATCAGTGCCTCCTTGTCGGTGATCTGTCCGGCGGGCAGCCGTTTCAGGTATTCCACCGTGGAAATCTTGCCCTGCATCAGCAGATTGTCCAGCGTCTGCATGGCGGCGATCTCGCTCCAGTAGGAGGCCGCGCCCGCATCCAGTCCGATGGTGAAGGGGATCTCCTTCAGGATGGAGAAATCAAAGGGAACCACCAGTTTGCTGCTGTCATAGGGGTTGGAGATCTCCACATACCGTTCTCCGTAGTATTCGCCCATGAACTCCATGTAGATGCGGCCCAGATCCTCAATGCTCTGCAAAAGGTTCTGCTTCGTCAGCTCCATGGGCGTTGCCGCCGCCCGCTGCAAGGCGATAATGGCGGAGGTGTTGTCCGGTCTGGTATCGCCCAGCGCCACGTCCGATGCGCCGAGGAACTTCTGCGTATAGCTGATGGCAATGTCAATAAACTGGTTGATCTGTGGGGAGATGCTGGCGGGGTCAATGATCTTCGCCACGCCCTCCACACTGCCGTTTACCGGAATAGCCCCGCCGATCTTGTTCGTCCACTTGGCTACCTTGGTGGAATCGTATACCACCTTCGGATAGGCCAGCGTCATCAGTGAGATCATGGACATGGCAAACAGCTTATTGACAAAGATCTGGTTGGGCAGCAGGCCGGTAATCATGGCCTGTCCGTGATAGCAGTCCTGCACATAGTCCCAGTTCATCCACGTCAGGGGATACAGCTTGATACCGAGGTCCAAATCGCCCCGGATCTCCGCCTGCCGGGTGCACTCGTAGGCGTGGACGGTGCCGGTCTCGTCATCCTTCCACAGCCGGAGCAGCACCGTCACCTTGTTCCCGCTGCCGCTCATGGAATCCATATAGTTGTTTCCGCAGTCCTTGTTGTCCGGCTGGATCTCGTCCGGGTCCTTGCCGTACCGCTTGGCCCGCTTCCGGGCCTCACTCAGCAGCATCCGCCGCTCCAGAATGATGTAAGGCTGGCTCTGCACGTCCCGGTTGTTGGGGTTGCCGAACAAGACCTGCGTATTCATCAGGACTTCCGTGCGGATGGCGCCCTTGCTGGACTGTCCCGTCTCCGCTGTATCGTCCCAATAGGTATACATACAGCCGTCACCGTCCACGGCGGCATTGCGGGTATACTCCCGGATGCGCCCGCCGATGCTGTTGTGCTCGAAGATGGACGCGAACTGATCGTTGAGAATGTCGGCCACCAGCTCCAACGTCTGCGTGTTCCGCTCCCCGCTGGAGGACATGGCCCGCGCCCACAGCTTCAGATTGTCCGTGGAGATATTCGCCACGGAGAACAGCACCACCCGCTTCAGGAAGTTAAATACGGGGGTGGGGAGGCCGTTGCTCTGCACACCCTCCCACTGCTTCCCGATGAAGAAATTTTCGTTGGTCTCCACGCAGTCATAGAGGTCAATACCGCTGTTGAAGCTGATGCCTGCGCTGTATTCCTTACCGACCCGCTCCGGGGTCATCGTCTGTTTGCTCATGGGTTCACCCCTTTATTTCACATTTCCGGTATAGCGGAGCTGCACGTCCGTCTCCAGAACCGTTGCGGTAGACGATGCCGATTTGCTCTTGAATACCAGCTTGTAGAAGGTGGCCTTTTTCACCTTCATCTTCACCCGCCGCACCTGCGGCTTTCGGTTGGTTCCGAAAGACCAGTGGGCGAAGTCCGCATGGGCAAAGGTGGTCAGTCCGGAGGATACGATTTTCTCCGGGTAGTCGCTGCGGCGGTTGGTCTCCACCGTCACATGCACCCGCGCGTTGCTCTCCGGCTGGATCGCCACGAAGATCAGCGGGCTGTATTTCAGCACCCAGTCCCGGTCAAAGTCCATGGAGCCGGTAGCGGCGTAGGCGTCAATGTCCTTGCCGTCATCGTTCCGGTACTGCCGGGAAAGATGCACAACGCCGCCGTCAGGCCGGAAGCCGTAGGTCTCCAGCCCCACCTCCACCATGGCCCGGAAGCTCAATCCGGTGTAGAGATACCATGCGTCCGCGCCGTAATTCAAAATCAGCGCCTTGTCTCCGTACATCCACCAGTATTCCTGTGCCGATTTCCGGTTGAAGGTCCGGGTCTCTGCCATATCAAAGCCTTGCAGCGTCACTTCTACCCGGTTGCTGATCCGTTCCGCGTTCCGCTCGTCAAAGGTGATGTTTCCGCTGGTAGATACGCTCCGCCACCGGTACACCGCCTGATCGTCCAGCGTCAGGGGGTTGTTCTCCAGAATGTCCACCTGACCCGGAGCCTTGTTTCCGAACTGCCGGTTAACAGGGGTCACATAGAACGCCGCCGTGGTAACGTCCGTAGCGGTTACCAGCGTGGAATAGCTCATGGAATAGGTGGCGTCCTGCTTAAATACCACCAGCCGTGCGTAATGACGCACCATGCCGGTGATGGGCGTGTTGGCCTCACCAACCTCCGCCTCGTACAGATCCGGGAAGTATTCCGCCGAAGGCTTGCCGGTGGCGGAATCAATGCCGGAGTAAATGGTCTTGTTGGTGCCGTCTCCGTAGAGGAACACGCGGCTGTCCGTCTGGCCGTTGTAAAGCTCGGAGAAGCGCATCCCCGTTACCTGCGCCCGTTCTCCGTTGCCGCTGCGGTAGATCAGCTCCAGTGTGTTGGTTCCGGCAGCGGGGGCCGGGGTAATTGTAAAGGTCCGTGCCGTCAGGTCGGAGGTGTATGTCTGCGCCGTGTCCCCGATCTTCACGGAGATGATCTCATCCACCGTCTTTTCCGGGATGTGGAAAACCGTCTCCTTGCCGTCGGGGGAATACAGAACCTTCCGCTTGCCCGTCAGCCGGTTTACGTTTTCCAGCAGAAACCCACCGCCCGCAGGCGTCGTGGCGTTCATCACCGTGGGGATATAGCCCTCCACCGCCGCAAAGCTGCTGCCCTCCTTACCGTCCCAGCTCATGTACTCATGGCCGTTCAGCAGGTAAACCTTGTTGGAAAAGCCGAAGAACGAGGTCTGGTCCTGCGTACACTGGCCCACAACCTTGGTTGTTGCCGCCGCAGGGTCCAGAGAGAAGATCAGCCCTCCGAAGGCGGCAAGGGTCCGATGTTTGCTGTCCACCACGCCCTCCCACACGCCGGAGAAAACCGGGTTCGCTGTGGGGGCCGTGTGGCCGCTCTCCGCGCACCATGCGTCCCATGCCGTTTTCAGGTTCAAAACCGTCTTGGTGCCGGGGCGCAGCTGCAAGTGCTTCTCCCGCGTCACACGGAAGTTCCGCATCTTGCTCATTTCGCCGTTCTTGATCTTGGTATCCCCGTCCGGGTTCTCGTTCAGGCCCAGAAACTGGCGGATCTTCAACACCTGAATATCGTTGCTGGATGTGATTTGAGCCATCGTCCGGGCCTCCTTTATCCGTAGGATAGATAATCGGCGGTCATCTCCCCGCCCGTCATCACGTCATCGTAGTCCTCGCCCTCGTCGAAATCGTCCACGATCTTCTCCACGGTTTTCTGAGCGCCCAGAACGCGGGTGACACAGAAATACCGGGCAGCGTCGCAGATATGGGTGATCTCGTGGGGTTCCGTGGCGCAGTCCGAGGGGTTTTTCTCGTCATGCTGGATGGATGGCAGGTTGCGGATCAGGCCCACACAGTTTTCCGTCACCAGCAGTCCGGGCCGGTCCGTGTCGCTCTTCATGGGCTTCAGCAGCTCCTTGACGGCCATCCAGCCCTGAACGCGGTTGTTGCTGGCTTTCAGCAGCCCTAACCCGTTCTGTGCGAAGATCTCCGCCATGCTCCGCCCGCTGTCCTTCTGCCGGTTCCACATATCCGGCGGGGCAATGGTGAACTCAATGTGCTCCTCCGGCGGGGTCAGGGCATTTGCCAGCTTTGCCGCCTCGCTGACGATCAATCCACTTTGCTGTACCTCCCGGTACACATAGGCCCGCCCCTCAAAGTCCACCGCCACCCAAAGGCAGGCGAACATATCAAGGCCGTAGTCGAACGCCCGGTACTTCTTCCACTCCCGGGGCACCCGTACAAAAGGCGCGATCACATGGGTTTCTTTGCGGAACTCCGGGAAGAACGTGCCTGCCATGGCGTTCCAGTCACCGTAGCGCCACGCCCGCCGTACATCCTCCGGCAGCAGGTCTAGCATTTGCTTGTACTCCGGGGACGCTTCCAAAAGCTGGGGGTTATCGTCCACCGTAGCGGGGATGAAGGTGTAATCCTTGGCCTTTTCCCCCTCCCGGTACTCCCGGTCCACAAACAGCCGCTTTACCCACAGGTGGCCGATGCCGCCGGGGTTGCAGGTCAGGTACATCCGCCGGGGGAACTTGGTCGCGCCACGCAAACACGCGCCCAGTGTGCGGAACTGGGATTCCGAGAACTGAGTGGCCTCCTCCATGAAGATCCAGTCAAATTCAAGGCCCTGATATTCCTGATCGTCTCCCGCGCCGTAGTGCCCGAACTTGATAATGCTGCCGTTGCAGAAGAACATCATGCGCATACTGCCGTTGTAGCTGCCCACCTCCGGCGGGATCAGCTTTTGCATGGGCAGAATGATGTTCTGCTCCAATTCTGGGTACTCCCGGCGCACGATCAGGATCTTGATGCCGGGGTAGGTGAGCGCGCCGCCTGCCGCCTTCCGCAGCAGAACGTGTGTCTTGCCGCCGCCTCTGGCGCCGCCGTAAGCCGTGTATCGGCTCCGGGACTGGCAGAACTTCTTCTGTTTAGGGTTCAGCGTCCCCAAATCCACCTGCACCGTTCCGCCTGCTGCTTGTTTATATCGAGGCATAATCGCTCCTTATATCTGGTGGACGGGCCGGGTTCATGCGCCCGCTCCGTCCATATATGGGGGAAGGGGCCGAAGCCCCCTCCCATGAGATCACTCGTAATCCTTGGTGCCCTCGATGCCCACGCAGCCGTCCTTGGTGGCCACGGCCCGCATGGTCTGACCGGCGGTCAGAGTCACAGCGGCGGTGTAGACCTCGGCGGTGGAGGAGTACCGGGGGTTGGTTCCGTCGGTGGTGTACTTGAACACCACGCCGGACACGGCGGTGATGCTGACGGCGTGGCCGGTGATAGACATCACGGGTGCCGCCAGAACCGCAGCGTTGCCGCAGACGGCAACACCGTCGCCCTTGGCGCCCAGCACGAAGCTGTCATAGTAGGTCACGCCCTGCACCACGGGGCCGGAATAGCCCTGCACCTCGGTCAGGATGTTGTACTTCTGGAGCTTCACAGGGTCCACGGTGCAGCCCTTGTGCTTGATGAAGAAGTACACACCGGCGGGCATGTAGCTGGTGGGGATGGGCTTCACGCGGCAGCCGTCGAACTCGCCCACAACGCCCTTTGCCAGAGCCTCCTTGCCCAGAGCGTCCACGCCGATGTAATCAGGCATCTGCTTGAGCAGCTTGTAGTACTCGGTGGCGATGTAGAGGGTGCGGCCCTCCAGAGGCACCAGCGCGTCGGTCATCTTCGCGTTCAGGTCGATGATGAGCCCGCCGATGGTGGCCTTGGTGGGAGCGGTAGCCTCCTTGACGGCGATGTTGGCGCCCATGACCCACTTTTTGATGCGGTGCTTGTCCATGCCGGGGATGGTCACCTCGTCCAGCTGGCGGCGCAGAGCGCTGCCTGCGGACTTCTGGATGGCCTGATCGGTCTGATCCAGCGCGTCGATGGTGAAGGAGAAGGCGGGCTGCATCTCGCAGGTCATCTCCTGGAGGGTGTCGCCCACGTCATGGACCTCACCGAAACGGTTGGAGCCGCTGCGGGTGTACTGGGTCTCGGGAACGGTGTTCACGCTGCCGATGCGGATGGTGCGGCTGTTGGGATTCAGCCAGGAATAGCTGTTGCCGCAGTCATCGGCGGTAATGGAGGCTTTCTTGAAGCGCTCCGCGATCTTGGTTGCGTACTTAATTGCGTAGTTGATAGCCATAGGTAAAAACCTCTCTTTCGTCCGGTTTCCCCATAGGCAAAAGTGCCGTTACATGGCGCTGTCAAAGGCGTCTCCGAAATCGTCCCGCGTCTTGGAGTTGTCCCCGGCGCTTCTCATGCTGCCGGTGGAGCGCTCCGCGTTCCGCTGGTTCTGCTGTACGGAGGCGGTCTCCCGCTTGGCGTCTGCCGCGTCCTGCCGCGCCTGCTGCACGGCGTACCGGGCGTAGGCAGCTACCAGAGAAAAGCCGTTCCGCACATCTGCCCAAACCTGAGGCGGGATGCTGTTGGGGTCCTTTGCTGCCTCGGGGAATGTCTGTTGAAATTCCTGAATGTCCGCCTGTCGGCGGCTTGCCGCCTCGGCCTCGGCCCGCTGGGCCTGCTCCATGGCGTCCTGCTGGGCCTGCCGCTCTGCTTCTGCGGCTGCCACAACGGCCTCCCGGTCCTCAAGTTCCACGGAGCGCCGTGCGTCCGCTTCACTCAGGCCCTCGGCCTGCTTTGCCTGCGCCCGGAGCATGGAAATGTAGTCCTTGGTGTTCAACCCCTGCTGGTTTGCAAAGCGGTTGACCATCTCCATCACAGGCTTAAGCTCGTCATACTGGCTGCGGATGCGGTCATAGTCCATGCCCTTCTGGGCCAGTGCCACCATTTCCGCTTCGTTTGCCTGCCGCACCTCGCCCATGTGCCGCAGTTCCCATGTCTGGGGCCGTGCGTCCACGGTCTCCGCCTCGGTCTGCTGCGTCTGGTCTGCCTGTTCCGCATCTGCGGGGGGCTCGGTGTCCTCATCCGGCGTCTCTGCGCTCTCGCTGGGGTCTTCGACAGGCGTTTCCTCGCCAGTCTCCATCGGCTCTACGGTCTCCTCCGGCTGGTCTGCCGTCAGCTCCGCGCCGCCGTCCCAATCGTCCAAAAAGGCGTCCGTAGTTTCGGGCTCCTGTTCGGGGATCTGGTTCATGTTTTCGTCCATATTGGCCTCTTTCCCCGGCCTGGTCTGGCCGGATCTTTGTATTTTCAAAGCCTGGTCTGGCTTTGCTGACAAAACAAAAACGAGACCACAAGAAACGGCTTTCGCCGTTCTCATGGCCTCGTTGGGCTCTCGTTTTTATTCGGTTGAAAAACAGATGCCTTATTCCTCGTAAATGATGTCAAGCCCGTAAGCAACGGCGGCATCATGCTCAATTTTACAGCCACGTGCCTTCTCCCAACCTTTGCAGAAATAGGCTGCGTGGCATAGGCTCATGTTCTCCAGAGACTTTGCCAGGAAGCACAGCGGGATTTGCACTACGCCGCGTTCCTCCATCTTCTCCTTGCTGTACCATTCGTCGGTAAACAGCGTGTTGATAACCTCATAGCCCCTGGTTTTCAAAGCAGCGATGGCTTTCTCTCTGGTTGAGACGATTTCTTCCTGAGTTTTTCCAGCCATGGGCTGAGACAACATTGCTTTCATGATAATTCCTCCTGTACATGTGTGATGGGGAAGAGGACGTCTGTATCCAGCTCCCGCCCCTCAAAAATGGTGGGGTAGTGGCTCACCTTGCATCTTCGGCAGTAAATCGGCGTGTTGTAGATCACGCTGCCCGGTTCGATATGCTGAAGCGCTTTCCCGCAGATAGGGCAGCGGTATACCCACGTCCCATCTACCACCATGCCCCAAACTCCCCGTGTTCAATGCCGCCGTACAGGTTTTCCACGTCACCGATCACGCTGGGCAGGCTCTGGCGGCACAGTTCCAACTGTTCCAGAAACGTCTGCCATAGAAAGTTGGCTCTGCTGGGGTCCTCTTCCAGCAGCAGCAGACCTGCCAGACCGTAGGGCAGCGCCCCGGTGCAGATCCGCTCGTCCAACGCCACCTCGTCCGCCATCTCCGTCACCTTGGGGCAGATAGGCCGCTTGCCGCCCGCTGCTTCCAAAGCCTCCCGGTAGTTGTCGCTGTACGGAAACGCCCGGTCTAAAACGCTGTTCAGCAGGGAAACGGTCCGCAGCTTGTACTCCTTGGTGTCCGCCGTGTCCGTGGAGCCGGTGGATTCGTTCTGGGAATCCATCAGGTGGATGGCGATGTCGAAAATCTGCTGTACCGTAACCGCCATATCACACCTCCCGCCCCTTCAGGCTGGCTTTCATGGTGTTCAGATCGTATTTCATCAGGTTGTCAATGCCCTGCTCCACGCTTTTCTGCCGGTCCGTAGGCTCCTCCGCCTCCGGCTTCTCCGGTTCCGTGGGGGAGGGGGCTTTGATCTCCCGCAGCAGCCGCAGGATCAGCACCGCACATACGGCAGCGCCTATGCTGGCCGCACCGCAGATCAGAGATAAAACCAAAATCAGGCCGTTCACCTCGCTGCCTCCTCACTTGAAGTCGCTTGCGTCCACGCCGTCCCCGAAGGTCACGTTCACGCTGATGTCCTGGCGGGTCTCCTGCTTGTCCTGATAGCCGCCCAGGCGCTTCTGCTTGTTCAGGAAAATGCCTCGCGTCACCATGCCCTTTTCCTGGTAGATGGGGCTGGTGTCGATCTGCTCCTGAATCCGCTGGTACGCCAGCCGCACGTAGTAGCTCATAACGCAGCGGGGATCGTCGATCTCCTCATTGCCCGCTTCAAAGGCTTCCACCTGCGCCTCGACCGCCTCGGCCTCCCGGCCATCGTTGTAGTCGTAATACCCCTGAAGCCGCTGAACCGTCCATCGCATCGCATTGGCAAGGCCCGCCTCGCTGTATGCCTGCTCCAGCCGGTCCTGCACGTCAAAGTATTCCTCGGATTTCTTCAGGAACGCCTTGATCTTCTCGATCGTCTGTTTCCTGTGAGCCGCGGCGGCTTTCTTGTGCATGTTGTCCATGTGCGCCTTGTGCTCTTCCGCAGTTGGATTTTTCTTCTGATAAGCCATACCCCGGCCCCCTCTCACAAAAATTCTGGTGCAGACGGCTGGGCTTGAACCAGCGCATACCTCCTGGCGCGGTGCTCTACCGACTGAGCTACGTCTGCAAATGTCCCCGCCATGGTACGCATCGTCGAGAGGCGTGGCGAGGGCTGCACCGGTCTTTCCCGGCTGCCAGCAACGAACTGTCCTGCCCCGGATGGTGGCCCCAGCCGGAATCGAACCGGCGGTCGGCGCTTCTATGATCTGCCAGAACCCGTCTGCCTTGTAGGGCCATGGTCCCGGTGGGCTATTCGCACCCACCGGGTAGGGAGAGAAAGGATGATGAATGGATGTCCGGCCTGAACAGGAGGTGGGCGGAATCTGCTCCGCCACCTTCATTCAAGCATATCCGGCAAAGCCAATTCAACGGGTTTCAGTCATTTTCGCATTTATAACGGAAAATCCCCCCACCCCTTTTTCCGCCACCCCCCACCAGAGGGAGCACCGGCATAGCTTCCCGCAGCTGCACTGCAAGTTCTTGGAGGGGAAGAGGGGATGTGTGTATATAGCCCTATACCCCGCGCGAGAGACACCCCCTGTTTTTCCGATACCCCCTAGTACACCCCCTCCCCGCCCCTGGTAGTAGGGCCTCCCCAGCAGCAGAGACTACAGCCCCAGCCCCGGTGCTGCTTAATCGCTCCAGCCAGCCGGAGCAGCCAACAGGAATTGCCCGACCGAAAGAGAAAATGCACAGAATCGACACAGCAACAGCCGAAGCCCAGCAGTTCCAACGGAAATATTTAACGACCCCTTAAATCTCACCGGAAAAGGGTAATTGCCGCAATCTCGCAATAGCTCCGAATATCTAACAAATGCTCCGTTTTACTCACGCTTTCTCTCGTTCTCTCGCGTTTTTTATTCGCCTCGTCTCTTTCTTTCGCTACTCTCCCGGTAGAAGTATATATAACACCCCCCTGTAAGAAATATATATTTATCTCTCTGGGGTAGGGGGAATACAGCAGCCTTCCCAGACATGAACGTGGAGTGCGGCCTGATACACCA